TTAATGGTATAAATGTATCTTATGTACCGATTAAAAACTTAACTAATTTATTTTTTCAATACAACCCACAAAATATTTTAGCACTTCAGGATGCAGACAGAAACTATTTTAAAAAGTTTCCAATCGATTTTGGCAAAAGAGTCCCAATATATGGGACAGGTCCAGATGGCGCAATTATTTATATAGATCCTGAAACTGGAAATCTAATTATAAATGTTATTAATATGGGTAAGGATGAGCAGGTAGAAATATCCTTAATCTCAGGGGGGGATATTTTAGATGATACAATATATGTGGTGTAACTATGATAACTGAAACAGGCAAAAATATATTAGCAAAGTATTTGATTGGACAGGCTCCAGCCTATGCCTCATACGTGGCTCTTGGATGCGGTACCAAGCCTCTGGGTAGCAACCAAAGCCTAGGCGACTATTCCGATAAGACATGTCTAGATTTTGAGATGTTTAGAACAGCAATTACATCAAGAGGCTATGTTTATGAAGATGGTATTAATAAGATTGTTTTAACTGCAGAACTTCCAACAGATGAACGATATGAGATTTCTGAGGTAGGAATTTATTCTGCTGGAGCAAACCCTTCTGCTGGAGCATATGATAGTAAAACTCTTTATGCTTTTACAGTTAATGAAAACTGGGAATACCATGTTGGCACAAGTGCAACTGCACTACCAATCATATATGAACCTTTGGACGGGGAAGATAAAGATAATAAAATTAATAGAGCCGAAATTGCATTTCAAACCAATGCCGAAAATAGAATCTTTACAGATAGTAATAGGTCAAGCAGATATGAAAGAGCAAGGTTTTATAATAATGTGGTTCTTCTTAGAGGAGACATGTCAACATTAAATGTCGATGGCGGTCATTTGGTAGCGACTTCAGATTCTGGACATATACATTTAGCGTCAACAAGTTTAACTACTTTTACTAAAAATGCACCAACAGATCAATTAAAGTTGGCATTTACTATTATCAATAAAGATCCAGACCCATCGTTCCAACCAGATGAAGTCAGGCTTCTGTTGGAGTTTGCACCATCAGACACCAACACATCTGGCGAAGCATTAACTGCTGGCTTTGAGGTAATATTAACAGACGAAGATTATGATTTTGTAAATAATAGATATTTTGTTATTACTAAAGAATTGCAAGAATTAAACAAACAAACAGGTTTCACCTGGAACAGCATTACAACTGCAAAAATATATGCAAGCATTTATAGTAATGGCTCTATTTCTGATAACTTTTATGTTGGGCTAGATGCTATAAGGTTTGAAAATATTGCAACCACTAATCCTATTTATGGGCTAACTGGATATACTGTTGTTAAAACTGACGATGCAAAAACAATTGTTAAGGCAGCAAATACAACAAACTATATCGAATTTAGATTTGCTTTGGATGTGCAGTAGTGCCAACAGCAGATCGTGGAATTAAGAAAATAATTATTCCAAAATCCAATCTACCTGGGGTATTTGCAAACTCAGAACAAAATAAAAGTGTATATATTTTAAGATATAGATTTATATCTGAAGATAAAAACAGAACATCGCACTGGTCTCCAACATATAAAATTATTGCTGAGGATACTGCAGAAGAAATTATGAATGCAATTGTTGTCAATAATACAAGTAAGATTGTCAATATAGTCTGGGAACCGCAGGCAAATGTTTCTGAATATGATATTTATGTTAAATGGAATCACGAAGATCCCACAAGCGTATGGCAATTTTATACAAAAACCTCACAAACAAACTACTCTATTGTTTATGGAACAGATAAGACATCGGTTAAAATTGCTGTTCAAAAACCAACATTACAAAAGGAAAGATTTGCAACATCGACATTATTTGAAAATGATGCGAGTCTGATATAATTATACAGGAGGAACCATGGCAAAAATATCACCACCAGAACCAGGGCAGCCAATAGATGTTGCTTATATAGATCAAATAGTTAGAACACTTAATGATGTGTCGGTTCAGGTCTCACCAGCAATCTATAAATATGTAACTGTGGATGTTCCAAAGTTTGCATCTCAAAGTGCAAAAATATCTGAGACAAGAGTTATTGCAGGATATGTAGATGTTGTAACAAGTAGCAATCAGGCTGCAGGAGGACAACAGACATTCTCCTATCAATTCAGCCCAGAGTTTAAGTATCCACCTATTGTTACAGCAACTCCAGTAAATATTGGTGGAGGCGATGCTGGTAAAAATGTTACAGTAGTTTTGAGACAGCCAACAACATCAAGAGTTGATGGGGTAGTTAACTTCAATGTTGCTGGAGAAGTTTCAATTGGTGTTAACTTAATCATTGTCGGTATCCCTAATTAATGATCAAATGCAAAAAATGTTTAAGGAATATGCTAGTGGACAGAGTCTACAACTCTGTTTCCCATATAGAAATTTATTGCCTTATTTGTGGTTCAAGGAGATTCTTTCATCCCCCTTCAGATTCAAAGGAAGGTAAATGGCTACTAGAAAAGGAAATAGAACGAGCGAAGAATACAATGGCGCTCCTATAATACCTGGAAACAAAAAGGTTTGGTTTTTAAATAAAGATCTTGTAAGAATTGTGCATTATAACAGATCTAATGGCATTATGTCAATTTATAATATTAATAAAGATAGATTAGAAAGTTGTCTTATTAATGATTTTAGAAGTAAAAGAGAACGAGCATATACTGTAGGAGAAACTGCTGACCTTGTTAATAGGCATAAAAAGTATATGCCATCATTAATGAAGCGTGGTGTTATCCCATTCCCCACTGGTTCGCAAAAAGGCGGGGAACGAGGATGGCAAGTAAGATCTTATTATTCTGAGTCGCAAGTAAGAGAGATTCGTGATATACTGGCTACATACCATATTGGTAGGCCACGAAAAGATAATTTAATAACAAATGATATTACTCCCACAAAGGCTGAGTTGACACGGCGAATGGGAGATGGTATACTGACATATACGAAGACCGAAGATGGAAGATTCATTCCAGTTTGGTCGGAATCGATTTAATAGAAGGGTATGAAATGGAAGAAACAAAGATATCAGTAACACTAGGCTACACATACAATCTTGGCAATTTTCAATCACTAAGATTGGATCTTGGGGTTGTAGATAGCAAGCGTGACGGTGAAAATACAGACCAGGCGTTTGAGCGTGTTTATAAGTTTGTAGAAGATAAGTTAACTGAAAAAATAGCAGAAGCAAAGGCAGAAGCAGAAAGCGAATAGTATGACCGACAAACAGAAGCGCTTGGCTCTGTTGAGTAGGTTTGATAAACACTATAAGTTTAAACTAGAGCAGAAGCCACAATATAATAAGTGGGTTGAGCAGTGGTCTGCTGATGCGCTTATAGAGTCATATGGCTTAGACAAGTGCTATGAACTATTAGAGTACTATTTTGACATTACGCCAAATCCTTCATGGAACCATTTTGCATATATTGCAGATGATATACTGGTAAGAATACAAGAACAAGATAAAGATTTAAAAGAACGAGAACAGCGTAGACAAAAAGCAAAGGAGTGGCTAAGTGAATAATTCAGAAGTAAAATTAATCTCAGCCGTTCTTAAAGACAAACAAGCACATGTTATGCTTCAGGCTAATGTTGAGGGCATACTAAAAACACATTTAGATGTTTGGCAATTTATTAGAAAATATTATGAGCATAATGCAACTGTTCCACCTGTAGAATTAGTTGTAGAAAAATTTAGAGACTTTGAAGTTATTGATGGAATTGGTTCTACAAAACATCACCTTGAAGAATTACAAGCAGAGTATTTAGTTGATAGCCTTAAAGATATTTTAAGATCTGCTGCAACCGATGTACAGGGCGGTCAAGGTATAGAGGCGCTAGAATCTTTAATTACTAAAACTGCTGAACTAAGAAAAAATACAGCAGCAATTCGTGACATTGATGTAACTGATTTAGATTCTGCTGTTGCATATTTTGAAAATTTAAAAAAGCAACAAGAGTCAGGTGCACTAGGAATTAAAACTGGCCTTCCAGGATTTGATAACTACCTGCCTTCTGGAATCATGCCAGGGCAGTTGGGAGTCTTCTTGGCATATCCAGGCATAGGAAAGTCTTGGTTGTCTCTCTATTTCGCTGTACAGGCCTGGAAACAGGGTCGTAGTCCAATGATCATTAGTCTTGAAATGAGCGAAACAGAAGTTCGTAATCGTGTTTTTGCAATTATGGGCGAAGGCCTATGGTCACACAGAAAATTAAGTGCTGGTCAGGTAGAGATGGATATGTTGAAGTCATGGCATGAAAAAAATGTTAAGGGTAAGCCAGAGTTTCATATTGTTTCAAATGATACAGGTGGAGATATTAATCCTATGGTTCTTCGTGGAAAGATAGATCAATATAAACCAGACTTTGTTATTGTCGACTATTTACAACTAATGAGTCCTAATCAAAAATCAGACAACGAAACAGTTCGTATGAAGAATCTTTCTCGTGAATTAAAGTTAATGGCTATTTCAGAAGAGGTTCCGATTATTGCAATTTCATCTGCAACACCAGATGATGTTACTAAACTTGAGACTGTCCCAACACTTGGTCAAACAGCATGGTCAAGACAGATTGCCTATGATGCTGACTGGGTTCTAGCACTTGGTCGAGGGACTAATAGCGATATCATCGAATGCGTATTTAGAAAGAATCGTAACGGTTTTATGGGAGAATTCTTAGTGCAGGCTGATTTTGATAAAGGTTATTACAGATATAAGGATTATGAAGATAAGTCAGTATAATATGCGGTATGGAGATATATCAGCACAAGCCTATAAAGAGGTTTGGCATGGACGGAGTTATTCATGATGACTCAGCCATATACAGATTACAGCAAGAGTATATTAGACTTCTTATATCTGAAATGCGCCTGTCTGGGTATGTTCCAAGGTTTGACATAGATCCACAATTTACAATAGAATATAATGAAAAAAATAATACATACAATTTTATATTAAGCATATATGGTATATATATAGGGAGAAAGAAAAGCGAATGGACACTAGGGGTAGACGGCACGAAGCCAATTCATATACAGCCAATCAAATCAAAAGAGTACTCGCAGGATCTGGCATAAATATAGAAAAAGAAGCAGAGTCTGAATATGTTATCTTTTGTCCTTTCCACGCTAATCACAGAACCCCTGCTGGCGAAATAAATAAATATAGCGGTTTGTTTTTTTGTTTTTCATGTAGCCATACAGCAGACTTAATAGAATTAGTAATGACATGTTCAAATAGAACATATTTTGAGGCTGTTAGATTTATCAAAAGTAAAGAAGTAGAAACGGATATTGTTTCTGATATTCATTCTAAGTTAGTTGAAAAAGAAGAGTGGCCAGAGTTAGATATGGCTATAGTAAATAAACTATATGAGCAAGCGCTAAAAAGCGATAGGGCAATTCAATATTTTAATGGAAGAAAAATAACTCAGGACTCTGTAAAGAAGTTTAAACTTGGATATTCTGAGAATCAAGACATGGTAACTATTCCTGTACAAAACCATGAGGGGCTGTGTGTTGGCTTTGTTGGTAGATCTGTAGAAGGTAAAACTTTTAAAAATACAACTGGACTTCCTAAATCTAAAGTATTATTTAATTTAAATCGTGTAAAAACAGCAAGTCGTATTTATGTCGTAGAGTCATCATTTGATGTTATTAGACTTGATCAGGTTGGATTACCTGCAGTTGCTACATTAGGTGCAAACGTGTCATCTAAACAAATAGGTTTGCTTCAAAAATACTTCAGTGATATAATGATTATTGCTGATAATGATGAAGCAGGCGGTAACATGAAAGACAAAATAATTGAAAGATTAGGGTCTTCGGTTACTGTAATAAAGATAGATAAACAATATAAAGATATAGGCGATATGGATGATATGTCAATAAAAGAACTGGACTTACAGTTTGACAAATCAATACTGTCTATGCTAAAATAGAAAAAACAAAGGAGAAAACCATGAGCGTTATTAAGGGACTAAAAAATATCAATGCCCTGCTCGACAAGAAGAGCGATGACAATGCACCAAAAGTGCGTTGGCTAAAGTTAGCAGATGGACAGTCTGTAAAGATTCGTTTCATCGAAGAACTAGATGAGGATTCCGCACACTACAAGGAAGAGCGTGGTCTTGCACTAGTTGTTAAGGAACATACAAATCCAAAGGACTATAAGCGTAAGGCTGTAGACACATTGGATACTGAAGGCCGTGACTGGGCTGAAGAAATGTATCGTAAAGATCCAAAGGGAAATAGCGGATGGCGTGGCCGTCTTCGTTTCTACTGCAATGTACTAGTAGAAGATGGCATTGAAGAAAAGCCATATGTTGCCATTTGGTCAATGGGTGTAAGCAAGCAATCTGCTTTTAATACAATTCGTGAGTATGCTCTTGAAACTGGAAGCATCTCAAATGTAATTTGGAAGTTAAAGCGTAATGGTCAGGGTACTGAAACATCATACACTTTGATTCCTTCTGCTCCAGATAAGGAACCATTTAACTGGACAGATATTGAACCATATCCACTAGAGAAAGCATTGCGTCGTGTTCCATATGCAGAACAAGAAGCATTCTATCTTGGATTTGATTCCCCTTCATCAACATCAGCGACGAATATCGACTGGTAGTAGATGAACTACGTTCCATTACATTTACATACCCACTTTTCACTATTCGATGGTATTGGGTTGCCATCAGAATATGTTGATCGTGCTATAAAGTTGGGTATGCCTGCAATTGCGATTACTGACCATGGCTCCCTTTCTGGCCACAGAGAAATGTATCGTGTTGCAAAGTCTAATGGAATCAAACCTATTCTTGGCATAGAAGGATACATGTGTGAAGATAGATTTGATCAGCGAGATAAAGCAGATCGAAAAACTCCACTAGATATGGTTTATAACCATATTATCCTTCTTGCCAAGAATCAGGTAGGTTTAGAAAACTTAAATAAGTTAAATGAAATAGCGTGGACAGAAGGATATTATAAAAAACCACGTATTGACTTTGAGGTACTATCAAAATATAAAGAAGGAATCATTGTTTCTTCTGCTTGTCCAAGTGGTATTATTGCTAAGTCTATTGAACTTGAAGAACTTGCTATGGCAAAGAAATACATTAGATGGTTTAAAGAACAGTTTGGCGATGATTACTATCTTGAAGTAATGCCACATAATGATGAGTCTATCAATAGAAATATTTTATTGTTAGCAGATGAGTTTAATGTTAAACCAATTGTTACTCCAGACTGTCACCATGTTGATCCCTCACAAAAAGAAGTGCAGGAATTAAAGTTAATCCTTAATACATATTCTAATAAGATTCAAAAAGATGCAACATACGAGAAGTCAAAAAAGCAAGGGGACTTAATGAGGCGCCTTGACTACCTCTATGGTGCAGATAGACAGATGTCATTTAATAAGTTTGATATACATCTTTTATCATATGAGGAGATTCAGGCTGCTATGGAGAAGCAGGCAATCTGGAGAACTGATATTTATGAAAACACTATTGATCTTGCAAATAAGATCGAAGATTATGATATTAAAGATGGATTGAATCTTCTACCAGTTCAATATAAGAATCCAGATAAGCAACTATCAGATCTTGCATATGAGGGTTTAAAGGCTAAGGGTTTTGCAGATAACCAAGAGTATGTTGATAGACTTGAGGAAGAACTAAAAGTTATTAAAGATAAAAACTTTGGACCATACTTCCTTGTTGTTCAGAGTATGATTTCTTGGGCTAAAAAAGAAGGAATCATGGTAGGGCCAGGTCGTGGTTCGTCTGCGGGGTCGTTACTTTGTTATACGCTTGGCATTACAGACATTGACCCAATAGAGCACGGACTTTTATTCTTCCGCTTTATTAATCCTGAGCGTAATGACTTTCCAGATATTGATACAGACATTCAAGATTCTCGTCGTGATGAGGTAAAAGATTATCTTGTTAGGCAGTATAAGCATGTTGCATCCATTGCTACATTCTTAGAATTTAAAGATAAAGGTGTTGTGCGAGATGTTGCTCGTGTTTTAAATATTCCTCTTGTAGATGTTAATAAGGTATTGAAGTTAGTAGACACATGGGATGAGTATTGCACATCAAAAACAACTGCTTGGTTTAGAGAGAAATATCCAGAGGTAGAACAATATGGAGAGCAACTTCGTGGTCGTATTAGAGGTACTGGTATTCACGCTGCTGGTGTTGTCACTAGTAAAAATCCTATTTTTAGGTACGCACCGATGGAGACACGCAATTCTCCTGGTAGCGATGATCGTATTCCTGTCGTTGCGGTGGATATGGAAGAGGCTGAAAAGATTGGTCTGATTAAGATCGACGCACTGGGACTTAAGACATTAAGTGTAATTAACGATACATTAAAAATTATTAAAGAACGTGAAGGCACAGATATTAATTTGCTTAATATTGACATGTCTGATCAAAAAGTTTATCAAATGCTTTCAGATGGATACACTAAAGGTGTGTTTCAGTGTGAAGCAACTCCATATACAAATCTTTTAGTAAAGATGGGTGTAAAGAGTCTTGCAGAACTGTCTGCCTCAAATGCCTTGGTTCGTCCAGGTGCTATGAATACTATTGGTAAAGACTATATTGAAAGAAAACATGGCAGACAAGCAGTCAATTATCTGCACCAAACCATGAAACCTTTTACAGAAGAAACATATGGGTGTATCCTATACCAGGAGCAGGTTATGCAAGCCTGCGTTGAATTAGGAGGCATGTCTTGGTCTGAGGCTGATAAGGTTCGTAAGATTATCGGTAAGAAAAAAGATGCAAGAGAGTTTGATGCGTTTCAGGAACAATTCGTTAAAGGTGCTTCTAGGTTTATTAGTCCTAATCAGGCTCGTGATTTATGGCATGACTTTGAAGCGCATGCGGGTTATTCGTTCAACAAGTCTCATGCGGTTGCTTATTCTACGCTCTCATATTGGACGGCATGGCTAAAGTATTATTATCCAATTGAGTTTATGTACTCATTGTTAAAAAATGAAAGGGATAAAGATGCGAGAACTGAATATCTTATTGAAGCGAAAAGAATGGGGATTAGCATTAAACTACCTCACATTAACGATTCGGATATTGATTTTAAGATTGAGGGTAAGGGTATTCGGTTTGGACTCTCGGCGATCAAATTTATCTCTGATAAGATTGCAGAACGATATATACAGGCACGACCTTTTAAGTCTTATGCAGAACTTGAAGAATTTACATTCACAAAGGGTAATGGAGTAAACAGTCGTGCATTACAAGCATTAAGAATTATTGGTGCTGCAACATTTCCAGACAATCCAAGAAATGATTATGAAATCAAAGAAAACCTGTATGAGTATCTAGGACTTCCAGAATTTACACAAACAGTACCATCACACTTTCATGCTTTTATAAATCCAGTAGAGGATTTTGAAGAAAAGGGTTCATTTATTCTTATGGGAATGGTTAAGGGCATTAAGCGTGGTAAGGGTTGGTCACGTGTAGAAATATTAGATAAAACTGGAAGCATAGGAGTATTTGATGAAGAGCAAACAACAATTGAGGCTGGACGAAGTTATATTGCACTCTGTTCTGATAATAGAATTGTTAGTGCTGTTCCTGTGGACGAGATAAAGGGATCTGACTCAGCACTGGTAAAGTTTTTAAATTATAGAATGCTTCCATATAAAGATGATGAGTTATTTGTGGTATCATTTAAACCAAGAGTAACGAAAGCAGGCAAAAAGATGGCATCTCTGACTCTAGCAGATACTTCTAGAGAACTTCATCCAGTTACAGTATTTCCTACTGCCTTTGCAAAAGCATACATGAAGATTGAAGAAGGCCATGCATACAAGTTTGAATTAGGCAAAACAAAAGAAGGAACAGTAATACTGGAGGATGTCAAAAATGGATAAAGTAATTGTATACACAAACCCTAACTGTGTTCAATGTGATCAAACTAAAAAGTTTTTGGATAGGGAATCTATTGAATATGAAGTAAAAGATTTAACAGAAAATAAAGATGACCTTGTTAGATTTATTAATATGGGATTTAAATCTGCCCCTATTGTAGAAACAGAAGATGACATTTGGTCTGGCTTTAAGATTGATAAGTTAAAGACATTAGCGGTTAGGAGAAGCCAATGACAGTTTCGTTAGAAGATGTACTAAAACAATTAAATCCAAAGTTAAGAAAAAGTATTTTAGTTGGAGACGAGGTTCCAAAGACTGAGTATGCCAAGACCCCAAGTTATGGTCTTAATCGTGCACTGAATGGTGGCCTTCCCTATGGTCGTCAGGTATTAATCTGGGGAAGTAAATCAAGCGCTAAGTCTTCCTTATGTCTGCAAATTATTTCAGAAGCACAAAAAGAAGGAAAGATTTGCGCTTGGATTGATGCAGAAATGTCATACGACAAAGATTGGGCTGAGAGATTAGGTGTTGATGTTACAAAACTTATAGTTTCTCAAGCACGTACTATTAATGAGATGGTAGATGTAGGCGTACAACTTATGGAAGCAGGAGTAGATCTTATTGTTGTAGATAGTATTACATCACTACTTCCAGCAATTTATTTTGAAAAAGATTCTGACGAACTTAAAGCACTTGAAAATACAAAACAAATTGGTGCTGAGTCTCGTGATTTTAGCAACGCATGGAAAATGATTAACTATGCTAACAATAAAGTTAAGCCAACATTATTTATTTTAATTTCACAATCAAGAAATAATATTAATGCAATGTATACAAGTCAGCAACCAACTGGTGGTCAGGCTACAAAATTTTATTCATCTACAGTTGTTAAACTATTTTCATCAGAATCAGACAACCAAGCAATAAAGGGGAAGATACATGTTGGCGATAAGGTTATTGAAGAAAAGGTTGGCAGAAAAGTCAGATGGGAGTTACAGTTTTCGAAAACTTCTCCTGCTTTTCAGTCTGGCGAATATGATTTCTATTTTAGAGGTGATGGCGTTGGCGTGGATAGTGTGGGCGATCTCGTCGATACTGCTGAGTTGATGGGCATTGTAGAACGCACTGGTGCCTGGTACCTACTCCCAGATGGCTCAAAGGTTCAGGGCAGAGATGGATTTGTTAACAAGGTAAGAGAGGATCTTGATCTACAGGATATGATTAAGAATAAGATTAGTGGCTAGGTACACCATATACGAAGGAAAATTTCCTTGTAAAACTTGTAGACAAGAAGTAAGGACAATAAGGCTGTATCCAGAAACTGGTATGGCATCATGGATGTGTTCACAAAAACATTTATCTGAAGTACAACTATGTAAGATAGGGTATAAGAAAGCAAAAAAGCATGAGTGAAAGATCTGAAAGTAAAAGAATTGGTGCCAAACAGCATAAAAATTCTGGTAGAAATACCAAAAAGGGTGATGCTACCTGGGAAAATTTTACTGTAGACTTCAAAGAAAACTCAAAATCTTTTACACTTAATCAAGATGTTTGGGCTAAAGCAACAACAGATGCCATACGAAATGGCAATGACCCAGCCATATTTGTGGTACTTGGCGAGGGAACCAAGAAAACTAGACTTGCTATAATAGAGTTAGAACTACTAGAACAGATGGTGGAAAATGACAGCAACAGATCAGTATGGTAATAAGACAACACTTGAAATGATTAATGGTTTGACAGAAATAGCAGACTATATGGAGGACGAGGAACTAACTACCGCCCTAACATTTATTGCTAAACTAATTATTAAGCCAGATATCCCAATGAATGTGGCCACAATAGAAATTGTTAGACTACAGGCTATTGCAGCAAAAATGGCTTTCAAGGCGACCTGGATGGCAAATGTGGACAAATCAGATCGTGGGAAAAAGAATATTTATTACACAGCAGCAGAATCTATAAACAATCTTGTATCTGCATTAAAATACATAACTCGCTGATATCTGATATAATTA